CGGACCGGAAGAGCGAATTGCCGCCGAGGTTCTTGTCCCGCTCCTGGACGAAACAAAACCGGGCCTCGTTAAAGACCAGGCGATTGTCCATCAGCTCTTGCAGGGTCGCGTCGATGTCGCACTTACACTTGAGCAGTCCATCCCACTTCGGCACGCCGCCGTTCGCATCGCGGACCACACCCACCGCGCCGCCGACCCAGTGATGCACACCGAACGGATCATTGCGCTGAAGCAGCCGGGGATCGCTGCGCTGGTGCCAGCCGAACAGCCGCGCCCCGGCACCACGCGCTCCGTAGGCGGAGTTTTCCAGCATGGCCAGCGTCTCGTCGGTCGAGAGCTTGCGGCAGCGCAGCGACACCATGCAGACGCAGGCGGTGATGTCGTCGTCGAGCATCACGAGCGCGTCCTCCTTGAAGTGAGCGATGATCCAGTTTCGCACCGCGCTGACGCCGCTGACCGCGTCGGGGAGGGTGACTTTCTCCAGCGGGACGGAGGCGTAATCAGCCAGCTCGCTTTCGGGAACGACGAGTGTCGCCGCCGGAAACAGGCGGTGGCTGGTGATCGACCGCGGGCGGCTGCGGCTCATGATGACCAGGCGCAGGCTCAGCGGAGCCAGTTCCGGCCAGTCCTTCGGGGAGAGCAGGTTGATTTCCGCCGGCGGCAGCACGGCGGGCGAGTTCGAGGAGACGTTTTCCATGGAGGACGCGGCCGAGGCCGATTTTCTTGGTTTTGCGGGTGATCGAGAAATCCACTTCGCGGACGCCGAGGAGCTGGAGCGCGAGCATCCAGTCGCGAAGGTCGTGAAAGAAGAAGGCAAGGTAGTCGTGGTGCTCGAACGCCTGAATCTCCATGCGCGGCACCGTCTCCACGTCATCTTCCGGCTGCTCATCGTAGAGACGGGCGATTTCGTCTTCCATGAAGCCGGTAAGTTCCACGTCGAACGAGGGATCGCTGCTGCGGATGCTTTCGATGACGCGCTTCAGGTCGTCCTCATCCAGTTCCGCGAGTTCCGAGAGGCGGTTGTCGGCGAGCAGGTCGGCGAGTTCCTCCGCCTCACTCGCGTAGTCCTGATAATCCACCGGCACCTTCTCCGCGCCCATGAGCAGCGCGGCCTCGAGGCGGCCGTGGCCGCGCACGATCAGGCCGCTGCGCTTGCTTACCGTGATCGGCCCGCGCCAGCCCTGGTCCTGAATGATGGAAGCGAGCAACTGAATCTGATGCGCGCTGTGCCGGTTCGGATTAACCGGATTCGGCTTGAGCGTCGCCGGATCGACGAGGGCATTGTGGGCGCAGTGGATCTTCACGACACTCGCAGGATGTCAAAGCACGCATACTTCGTTGGTGTGGATGGCTGCCCTCACGGCTGGTTCGCTGTTTGGAATCAGGGAGACACCCTGCGGTATCGTGCGTACGAGAGTTTCGTCGCACTGTGGAATGAGCACCGAGCAGCGAAGCGGATACTTGTGGACATCCCCATCGGCGTCCCATCGCATCCGTCTCAGTTTCCGCGCAAATGTGATGTCGAGGCGCAAGCTCGCCTCGGTCGCCGATCATGCACTGTATTTCGGGTGCCGATAGCCGATGCGCTAGCCGAACCCGATCATGCCCGAGCGAGCAGTTTGAGTCGCCGACTCACATCCAAGGGCATTTCGCGCCAGGCCCATGCACTTCGGGAAAAGATCAACGAAGTGAATTCCTTTCTCGCAAGCAGTGCCGAGGCGCAAACAGTTGTAGCCGAATCGCACCCCGAACTCTGCTTCCTGTGGCTGCGTGGATCGCCAGTTCCGATTGGGAAAAAGAATCCCGATGGATTACGCGCGCGGCTTGTCCTTCTGAAGCGGGAAGACGTGCGCTTGGATGACCTCTATAACGCAGCGTGCGGGAAATATGCGCGTTCTGTGTCAGCGCGCGATGACATTTTGGATGCTTGTGTGCTGTTCCTCGCGGCGCAGCGGAGCCTCTTCGAAATCACCGAAACGCCCGCGTTCGGCTTGCACGGATTACCGATGCGAATTCTTATCCCTCGAAGGACATGAAACATCGTGACTTCGCAAAAACGCTCGTCGCGTGGCGCGAGCAGAACAACTACACGCAGCAGGAGGCTGCGGACCGGCTCGGCGTGTCGCGGCGCTCGCTGGAGAACTGGGAGCAGGAACGCGCGATGCCGCAGGGGTTTGGTCTGGGTGCGATGCTCCAGATCATTCAGCACGGCGGAGCGTTGGGGAAGGCGAAGCCACAACGCAGAAAGCAGCGGTAATGGTCCTCAATGTTTCAGCCAAATTCGCGAAACGCCTGAATTGCCCGGTATCGTTTCCGGATCTCCGCCCGTTGCACCTTGGGTGGCTTGATTCATGGACTGCGGACATTTTCCAATCGCATGAAGGGCAGTGCGGCTTGGTGATGAACGACACCACTCTCTCGATGGTCGTGCTGCCGCTGAAAGGAATCCGTTCATTTGATCAGTTCCTCGGCGTTTTCCTGCGACGGGCGGCACGCATTTTTGAAGAAGCGGGCGGTGTGCTCGACACACACACTCAGACCATCATCGTCCTGCGCCGGAGCGACCGCAGCCTGATCGGCACAATGAACGAAGCGCGAGAACACGCGCGACTGGAGATCGAGCACCTGAACGAACATTCCGACTGGAACAAGGTGGAGGATCGGCTGAACGGACTTCTGTTTTCGCGAAACGAATATCATGCACCGAGGGAGGCGCTGTCCCGCGCCCTGAAATCGCCATAGTATTGAGCGGCCGGCGTGGCGAATGTTCGTGTCGGCATGAACTGTGGGCCGTTGACGCCCGGCGCGGGGCATGGACGCCATCCCACCGGACATCGCCAAGAAGCTGCTCAACCGCGACTTCGCCAATCTCGTCAAACGTGTGCAGGCGGGCGGGAAGATCAACCGCACCGAGCGGGCGATGTTGCAGTCGATGGCCTCGGGCGCGGGCGGCGACGGCCCGGCCTACGTGCGCAACTTCGTCGAGCTGGCGGTGGCGCTGAAGGTCAGCCGGCAGACGATCAACGGGTGGAAGAAATTCGAGGACGCGCCTAAGCCCGAGGCCAACGGCCTGCATGACGTGGCCAAGTGGCGGGAGTTCATGCGGGCGCGCGGACTCAAGGGCGGCGAGGAAACCCCGGACGTTCAGCAGGCGCTCAAAGCCCGGAAGCTGCTCGCCGAGGTGGAGGAGCGCGAGCTGCGGCTGGCCGTCCGCCGGGGTGACTTCGTGGCGGTGGAGCAGGTGAAAAAGGAATGGATCGCCCAGATCAGCCGTGCGCGGGCGCTGCTCGAAGCCCGGCTCCTTGATGAAATGCCGCCCGTGCTTTCCGGCAAGGACGCCCACGGCATCCGCGAGGAACTGGAGCGGTTCGTGATCGAATTTTACGAACTGCTGCACGGGGCTACGGACGCCGCGCGGAAATGAGCGCGTTGTTGGATGGCATTTGGCGCGACGCCTGGCGTCCGCCGGATCGCTCGCCTCCGTGGCTCTGGGCGCACCGGCATATCGCGGCGATTCCGTATTCGCCGATCCCCGGGCGGTTTCGCATCGAGAACTCGCCCCACATCCGCGAGCCGCTCGAAACCATTGTCGATCCCGCCGTGCGCCAGGTCTGCATCCTCGCCTCGGTGCAATCCTCCAAGACCACGGCCGCCGAGCTGGCCCTGTGCTACGTGATCGCCAATCTACCCGGCCCGACGCTCTGGCTCAACGAAACGGACGACGACGCCAAGGACCAGGCCGAGTCCCGGCTGCACAAGCTCTTCGAGGAATGCGAGCCGGTGACCCGGCTCTTCCCGCGCGACCGCCACAAGAAACGCACGGCCACGATCCACTTCGCCAACGGTATGACGCTCTGGGTGCTGGGAGCGCACAACAAAACGAACCTGCAGCGGCGCTCGATCCGCTGGATCTTCGCCGACGAATGCTGGTCCTATCCGCAGGGCCACATGGCCGAGGCCGAGGCGCGCGTCACCGCCTTCGGCTGGCTGGGCAAGTGCATCTGGATGAGCCAGGGCGGGGAGGAGGGCGACGATTTCGACCGCAAGTTCCAGACGACCGACATGCGCGAGTGGACCTTCGAGTGCCCGCATTGCCACACGCGCCAGCCGTGGAGTTGGGAGCAGGTCGAATGGTCCAAAACGGCCCGCGACGAAAACGGCGAATGGGATTTTGCCGAGGTGCGGCGCACGGCGGCTATGCGCTGCGTGTCGTGCAATTTCTACTTCGATGACAGCGACCGCATCAGGCGCGAGCTGAACGCCACCGGCCGTTTCGTCGCCCAGAACCCGCGCGCCGCGAAGGAAAATGTCGGTTTCCACTGGAACAGCCTCAGCACGATGAGCTGGGGCGCGCTCGCGGAGCTGTATCTGCGGGCCAAAGCCATTGCCCGCCGTGGCGACATCAGCACGCTGAAGCAGTTTTTCCAGAAACGCCTGGCCCAGCCGTGGCGCGAGTATGAGGAAGACTACAAGCTGGAGATCACACGCGGCGGCTATCGCAAAGGCGAACTGTGGGACGACGAGGCCGGCGTGAACGCGCGCGGCCAGATTGTCGCCGCGCCCTACGAGCCGGGCGACATCGTGGCTCCTCTGCGCATCCTCACCGTGGACTGCCAGATGGATCACGTTTTCGCGGTCGTGCGCTTGTGGAGTGCGACCGGTTCGTCCCGACTAATCTGGAACGAACGCTTGCTCACCTTTGAGGACGTCGATGCATTACAAACGCGCTTCGACGTGCATCCGAGCCTCGTCTTTCTTGATGCGGGCTATGCGACCTACGACGTGTATCGCGAATGTGCCAAGCGTGGCTGGGTCGCGCTGATGGGCGACCGGCGCGCGACGTTCGTCCACCGCACTAGGAGCGGGAAGAGCGTGCAGCGTTTCTACTCGCCCCGGCGTAAGGTCGTGCTCGGCCACAACCGGCACTGCTTCGTCCACTACTTCAGTGCGCTAAACATCAAGGACGCACTCGCGCGGGTGCGGCGCAATCAGAACCCGGAGCGCGGAGGGACGTGGGAAGTGCCCAGCGACATCGACGACGATTACCTCACGCAGATGGAAGGCGAGCAGCGCGTGAAAAAATCAGGCAAATGGCTCTGGGAGCGTATCGGCAAGCGGCCTCAGCATTTTTTCGACTGTGAGGTCATGCAGGTGTGCGCGGCGACGATGCTCAAGCTCATCGGAGCCGAGTCGGAATTGACACCCCCGGTCGAGAGTGACCAAGGAGGAACTTCGGGCCTATAACCGCGAATACCACAGGCGCTGGCGCCGCAACAATCCCGAGAAGGTGCGGGCGATCAGTCGCCGCAGCAAGGAGCGCCAAAAGGCAAAGCCGACGTTTCAGAAAGCCAGTCGAGAATGGGCGCGGGAATATGCACGACGACGTAGCAAAGACCCAGCTTGGCGGACGCTCAAACGCAAGTATTCGAAGCGTTGCTATGAGCGGGCGAGGCAGAACCTCGCCAAAGTCAACAAGAGGCGGGCTGAAGCGCTTGCTTCATACTACCGGTGCAAGGGCGACCCGGTTCGAAATGCGCGCCGACTCGCGCGAATTCGCGAGTGGCACCGGAACCGCGTCAAAGAATGCCCATCCTTCGCGATCATGAGGAACTTGCGCAGTCGCCTCAAGGCGTGCCTAAAGCGATCTCGCGCGCAAAAAAGCGATCGCACCATCGAATACGTCGGCTGCTCGTTGGCCGAACTTCGTCGCCACCTTGAGCGGCAGTTTAAGTATGGCATGACGTGGGCCAACCACGGCCGTGTCTGGCACATCGACCACATCATC